ATGGTCGAGTGTGCTCACACATTTCTCGAGTAAAATTGCCTGGATTGGAAAATCGTGTATTTTTACGATGATCTGTTCGTCATCGCTGTAATCGGAATAACTATCGCCACTATATTCGTCGCTGTTGCCGTCGCTATGATCTTCTTCACTTTTGCCATCACTATCGCTTTCGTTTTCATCACCATTCGTACCATCAGAACAACCGTCATTATGTTGTTCCTTATGCGTCTTCATTTCATCATGATGTTCATCATCATTTTCATCGCTTTCTGTTGTGGTATAAGATGAATTTGACTGTGATGTATCGTCTCTATCGCTATCGCTTTCGCTATCAGTTCCGCAAGTATTATTTTTATTTGTCTTTTTTGGTTGGATAACATCTTGAGGTGTGTCTTCCACCTGTGAATCAAAATCACCTACATTTATTTCTACCATGTTACAAGTATTTTCTATATGCGAATCTATCTCAATCGATGCTAGGTCTGTTGTAATGATCGGTTCAAATTCTACAACATCTTCAAGAATTGTGATGGGTTTATTGCCGGTGTGTAATACCGGATTCAACTTATTTCTTAGTTTCAACCATTTATGATCACGCATACTGGATTCATCATCACCAAACTGCGAATAATCTATCGTAAATCGCTGGTTTTCATATGTATTAAAAAAGGAACAATCTGCCAAATAATCAATATCATCGAATACGTTTGTTGAAAACTCGCGTTGCTTACAAAGATAGCTTCCATAGTAGTCTAGTCCATGAACAATACTATGCGTATGAAGAGTGCGGCTTGTCAAATACGAAAAAAATCCATCCACATACGATGAATTATTCGTATTCAGCATTTTTTCTTCACAGTTTTCTAGTGTCGAATTATATTTAGGAAGTGACGTTTTGGGTGTCGTGGATAGGGTATTTCCTGTTGATGTTCTTGCTGGTATTTCATATTTACCAGAGAGATATCGTATCGGGTCTAATAGCGGTGAATATTTCACAAATATTGGAACATTCGTTGTATTTCCGGCGTCATCTCCAATTACTGTCTCTAAATGATTTAGAGAAGAGGTTGTTTCATGAATAATGTGTGTAGAATGTTCGATAATATTCTGTAAATAATATTTTTGATTCAACTGAATTCCGTTGTAATTTGTCTCGTTAATATCAAAAAACCGACTATAAATGGGAATATAATTCTGAATATCATACAATAGCGCCGATTCAATCTTATCTGGTGTATATTTATGTTTTCGGTAGTGTAATTGGAATTTTGGTGTCGTCGCCATTTGCCTAAAATACAATAATAATATGATTGTTCGATAGAAGTTTTATATAGGTTTTAAACGGGCGGCGTCTATAGTCACATTTATACTTCGTACAAAATGTCGCAAAAAAATATCCGTTGTTTGTATCACCAAAGGTATAGCAGATGAATTTAGAGCTCGCGAAATTTGATATGAAGGCCATCAGCTTTCGTCCAGATGAAAATAAAGGTCCGGTTATCGTTCTCATCGGACGTCGTGATACCGGTAAAAGTTTCCTCGTCCAGGACTTGATGTTTCATCACCAAGATATTCCGATTGGAACCGTAATATCCGGCACGGAAGCTGGCAACGGTTTTTTCGCAGCCCATGTGCCGAAACTATTCATACATGATGCGTATAATACCGCCATTATTGAGAATATTCTCAAGCGCCAAAAAGCAGTCCTAAAACAAGTGAAAAAGGAAATGGATACCTATAAAAAGTCTTCGATCGACCCAAGGACGTTCGTTGTATTGGATGACTGCTTGTATGATAACAAATGGACGAAGGATGTGATGATGCGTCTCCTCTTCATGAACGGGAGACACTGGAAGATCATGTTAGTCATCACAATGCAATATCCTTTGGGTATCCCACCAAATCTCCGCACGAATATCGACTACGTTTTTATCCTCCGCGAGCCATATATTGCGAATCGTAAGCGAATCTACGACAATTATGCGGGTATGTTCCCCACTTTTGAGAGCTTTTGTCAAGTCATGGACCAGTGCACCGAAAATTATGAGTGTCTGGTCATCAATAACAACGCGAAATCGAACAAATTACAAGACCAGATCTTCTGGTATAAGGCACAGCAGCACGGGCCATTCAAGCTCGGCAGTAAGGAGTTCTGGGAAATATCTAAGAATCTCGGTTCTGACGACGAAGGTGAGCAGTCGTATGACCCTAATGCTGCGAAAAATAGCAAGGGACCGAAGATAAATGTGAAGAAGAGTAAGTGGTGAGTGGAAAGTTGCTTATCTTAATCCTCATTTTAGAGTAGCAAAGTGTCAAAATTAACATTTTAACATGATTTCTTACTTTTCAATTATAAAAGCGACCTTATTCAATCCGTCGCTTTCGCAATCTTGCTTTTTATTTATAAAAGCGACATTATTCAACATATCGCTTTTATAAAACCGCTTTTAATTTTTTAAAACAACACTACAACTTCAGAATAATCTCATATTTATATCATTCAAGACATCCGACAAGTCAAATCCCGGTTTGTTCGGATTATAACGTATGATTATGAAGCCCCGATTATTAATGTATTCTTCTCTCACCGCCTCGTCCGTCTCTGACCGGTCGCTATGTCCGTATTCATCACATTCTAAAACGATTTTATAGTCCGTGAAGCACAAGTCTGCCCTATACGGTCCAATCTGAAACTGACGCGACATGGCGCAAGCGCCGCTATACGCATTTTCAATAAACCCGATGGTCTGACCTTCGATGCACATTGGGAATTTGACAACTTGTATTTGCTCTGACGCTGAAACAAGGTATTTGGTTCTGAAATTAAATGAGTTCTTGAAGAGTTCAAATGCTTCTTCCGTAAGCATATATACGATACGGTTATGTCCACCGTGTTTGTTCAATTTACCATCAGCTGTGATTGGATATTTGATATAATGGATATTCTCTCGGTAGTTCTTCTCGAGGTTTCTTATTAGGTTTATTTTTTTAGTGGTGAATTCAGAAACCAAATCATCCAAATCGCGCGTGAATTCCGGCATGATGTAAAGATGTATCGTACATTTAGTTATGTTCAGTTCAGTTCAGTTCAATTTTATGTAATAATTACTATTACAAACTCTTGGATTTTAATCTCTGAATTATTATCTTATGATTTATTATAACACTCACACCCTTCATTCTTCATTCTTCATTCTTACATGAGAACTCTCCAATTTACACACCCGAAGACCATGTCTTCTACTGATTTTTCTGCTGTTACTGCTCAGGCAAAGAATTCATCTCTTAGTTTTGGTGGTGGCTACAGTCAGTCGAGTGGTTGGAACGCCAACGTCACATTTACCAAAAAATGGTAGATAAAATAATTTAGCATATAACTAGCATACAACATTATTGTTACTGTATCTCTCAGTAGTAATAATGACCGTTATTTTCATTTTGATTATTCAAATACTAATCAACGTTCTCCATCTCCTTCGCCTCTGGCGCGCCCGACGATGACAACCGCGACAACCCGTGGTCATTCTTCTTATCCATCACGACATCATCGCTCTCGAAAAGCTCCTTACGCATTTCTTCCACACTCATCGAAAGAGTCGTTGAATCATCGCCATCATTCCAAATACCGCCACCAACACTTGTGCTTGCTCCTTCACCCGTCATGTCCTTCGGCTTGGCATCGACCAACGTCTCGCCATCCTTCGCCAACATCTGCGTAAGTTTGTTCCCACTCTCCTTCGCCAACTTGATATTCTCCTGAATTGCCTTTGCCTTGGTTTCCTTGACACGCTTATCAAATTCGGTCTTGGCCTGCTCCTCGTTCTTCTTCTTCTCGGCCATCAACTGGTTCAAGGTTTCCTCCATATATTCGACACGACCGGTCTTATACGCATCGGGGTGAAACGGCACCCACATACCCACGGGACCAACAAAAACATCATGATTCGGATCCACCTCACGCAACATCTGGCAACGCAATTCCGCTTCCTTCTGGGAGCCAAATACACCACGAACTTTCAAGCCACGTACAGATGTCTGGAAATTATGTTTTTCGTTGAACTCGGTCTCAAGATCGTCCTCATGCTTATCCAAGAATGTCTTATATTCATCATAGATGTTCGTTTTCTGAAGGATTTCCTTCTCTTCTTTAGCAAATTCTTGAAAATCAGCAGACATCTTGTCAAAACTTACATGGTACTTAAATGATACGAAATTAAGAAACTGAATAAACTTCTCCATCGACTTTTGATAGTCCCAATAATGAAGAAATTTCTCAAAGAAAAAATGGTCTTTTTGCTTCAAAATGTGTTCTGGTGAAACAAAAGAAAGACATGCGAACTTCTGTCCAGCGATCGGCTTATCTTCCTCTAACAGGTCGATGTATTTAGGATTTACATCACCGGTTCTCGTGTGCTTTAATTCTACGCCTGAAGGGGGGTATGACTGCGATGACATTTTCTGACAGCAACGAATTATAATATAGTATTACATAGTTGTTTAAGTGAATTTAACGCATTTATTTATTTACGTAAATTCATCGCTATCACTATCGCGAATATTAATTTCTTATCAGTATTTATAATAAATCATCCAAATGTCCGGTGTTTTTGATTTAGGCGAACTCGTCAAGAGAACCATTAAGTATTTGGTGGAAGGTGTCATGGTCGCCATCGCCGCCTACGCCATCCCTAAACGCAGCCTTTCTTTCGATGAAGTCGCGTTGATCGCTCTTACCGCTGCTGCTACCTTCAGCATCCTTGATACTTATGTTCCCAGTCTTGCTGTTTCTGCGAGAACCGGCGCTGGCTTCGGTATCGGTGCCAACCTCGTCGGCTTCCCCACCCCTCTCCGCGTATAAATAATGCCCACTCCACCCCACGCAGCATGCTACGAAATAGCAAATTCGCGCATATAATATATGCTTCAAATAGTATATATTATAATAATGATTGTAATACCCGAATGGAATGAATTTCGGAAATGGATAGGGATGCCTCCGCCTAAAAAAGAGAGTAGCGCTGTTATGGAACTGAGAGAAAGATTTAGTAACTATCATTACAGGATTGTAGAACGAGATCCCGACAATTTTCGCATCTTTGTTGCGTTATTGATTACCTATATTATTGTTCTTCTTGTTCAACCTACCCGATATTACTGGTGGTATCCATCTTTCAATCTCTCGATACCAGGAATCGGAAAGGCGTTTCCAGACAGCCGCGGAGAGGTGAATATCGTCGTTTCTGAATACATTATGAAGCGTATGCCGAGTGACGTCGCGTTTTTTCGTATGACTGACATGAATCCCGCAGCCGCTTTTACGAATGTAATCAAACCCGACGAAATGACGGTGGAAGAGATGGACAAAATCATGACGAGCAGCCGCGTTATGTTTGTTACTAAAATGTTGAAATGGAAATACAATCGCGCTCGCCCAGCACAAATCGCGCCTGAACTCATCAACGAAAAAAACGGGACGCTACTTTATTCCGACTCCGCAGCAACACCATCATACCCATCAGGTCACGCAGTTCAGGCCTATTATTTAGCGAAAATACTTGCTCGACGATTTCCAGCGAAGAGACAGGCGGTGATGGAGATTGCGACGAAATGCGCGAATATTCGAATTATGGCGGGGCTACATTATCCGAGTGATCGTGATTTCGGGTGGTGGGTAGTTGATCACTATTTAACCGATGACTAACTCTACCAACGCTTTGGCTGAGGTGGCGGTCTCTTTTTCACTAGATCAGTCATCAATTTTTCATAATTTACGTCTTGTTTTTCGATGTCACTATATCCCGCCCGCTGGATCACACAAATTGGTGTAATTAAATACCATCGATCTGTACGTTGAAGTCGTTTCCAATACATATCACAAGCAAATTCTGGTTTATTCGCTGGATTCGCAGTAAGGCCTGATAGCGCTTCTTCGAAATTCTGAATCAACGTATCATAATATCGACTACAAACCAGATAAGCTGTCGCGACTTGACAATTCGCAACCCGAAAACAATCAGGTGATTCAATTTTAAATGGCGGAAAATTATTGCCTGATAGTAAAAGAACATCCCATGCGTCATGAAACCGCGAAAGAAACGAATTTACTTGATGAACCAGTATTTCGGGATGAATAAAATACGCGTCATCTTCGAAAATGAGAACATGATCCCATCCGTTTTTTTTTGCGATACGCAAACATTCGAGATGACTCTTGGAACAACCGATTGCGCCATGTTCATGATATATAGCAGAGAATCTGGATACAGGGTAAAATGAATAGTCAGTTGGGTCACGCGCATGAAGTTCTTCCATCTGTTTCTCAAATGACATACGACGGTCGGATCGAATATCAAGATTGATGTAAATCGCATTTTTAATATCGGAAAAACGACGCAGCATATGA